CGCAAGTTGAAGATATGTTCTCATCCAAGACTGGGCTTGCTGAAGCAGTATTGATGGCACAGGATTGGCTCAACGATCCTACTTCAGCAAGCCCAGCTCAGAAAAAAGCCTTTGTTGAAAGTATTCGATCTGCCAAAGATGCTGAAGGTGCTGCGTTGGAAGTTACAGCAAACCTAGTGCATGCAGTTATGACTATGGCACGAGCCAACAACGCTCTGCTGACCGGTGGAGAGGCTCGATCGAAATTTGCGACCAGCTTGTCATTGGAAGTGGATGGCGTCGCTGACGGGCCTACAAACGCCTCCATTCACATGTCCACTGGAGCGTTCACAGTTACCCAGATCATGGCAATGCAAAAAGGTGGTGTATCTTTTGATCCCAACAAAACCACGATCAATGAATTTCTCGCAGGTGGTGGACAAGACATTTACAGCAGTGCCTCGACTTTGCTGAAAAACAAGATTGAGTACCGGCTTAAAAACAGCTCGGAAACAGAGAAGAAATCCTTCCTGGCTCTCTTGCGTGTAATGAATGCTTTGTTACCTGGGTTTTCCATTACCGAAGACCTCCAATCTTCAAATGATGTGATCGATGATGTGATCGATGATGAAAGTGAAAACCCACTGGATATCACAATTGATCGGAAGGTTACGAAAAATCCTCTGACCGTATTCATCTATGGATCAGGTGTTTCAGGTATTGCTGGCAAGTTGCTTTCCACAATGCAGGATAGCCTATACGGAGAAATCACCAAGATCCTTGAACAAGGGGCTACCAGTTCGGCAGAAGTTGATTTGTTCAATGACCATCCCACACTGCTGAATGATCTCAATGAGATGATGGGAACCAAGTATGTAAGGGTAAATGGGGGATGGGCAGCTAAACCGAATAAACAGCAAAATATTCATACGATGCTGCGAAACGATATGGCCAACCTAACTCTGTCTCCTGGTTCGGTTGAAAACATGATTAGTTCGATCGAGAGCTTCCTTGGGGATGACATTTCAGACTCAATTGATATCGCAACAGGTAGATTGTCTGTAAATATGGAAGTTGCGCAGAATGCTGCCAATTTACAAACTCTTGTTTTCCAGACTGTGGTTGAGAGATTATTGGCCACCGCTCAAAGCAAGCGGCAAGCAGCACATGATGCAAAATACAAAGGTAAACCAGGTTCACCAAAATACGCTCTTCCACTGTCAGAAAAAGAGATGTCTGACCTTATGAAAGAAGCACTGGTGATTGCTCCGATTTATGAAACTGAAGGACAGGATTTCCATATCTCCGATGGTGAGAAAGTGGATGGGGATCAGGAAGTAGCACGAGGTCTCTCAGGCAAATTCAAGACATTCACCTCTGTACCAAACCCATCTGATGCTGGGCGTAAAGTAGCGCCTTACATGGTGATCGGGACTGGTGATGGACGAATGATCCTGAACATCTACGCACGGCAGGATGGATCCTTTGATACGACTTTGCAGGTATTTGATGGTGTGGAGCTGTCAGCAGACATGATCCCAACTGGTGCCAAGGAAGTAAATAAGGCTGTCTACGACGGTTGGATCCAAGGTAATATTTTCCAATCCATGGCTGAAAGCTATGCACGCCTCATCCCATTCCTGGAAACGTCCAAGGCCTTAGAGGGTCTGACACCTGATGCTAAGATAAGAATGAAAACCCTGATTTGGGGACCAGATACCACAATGTGGGGTAATCTCGAACCAGTATTATTTGCGGATATCTGGGATGAGTTGCAAGAAAAAGCAAACGAATCCACTGCACGCAAGCAAGCATTGAAAGAAACCAAAATGTGGGTGGATCACATGGCTTCCGCTATGTCTCCTCACGAGACTGAAGGTTCTGCAATTATTGCTGCAGATCCTAGCTCGGGCCCCACTCCTCAAGAGATCGCTGATCACATGAATGTGGTTTATAATCGTGTGCTCGCTGAACAGAAAAAAGCCAAGAGTGTTGAAGCAACCACGCCAAGCATTGGGAGCGAAGCCACAGTAGAATTCCGTAAGCGTCTGAAAGATTTTGGAGACAATCCCTATACTGATCTGGGTGTGGACGTTCTTCAGATCAGTGGCGCCAATATTGGCAAGTTTCTCAAGTCAGCAAAATTCAAAGGAATGTCAAAAGATCAACGCTCTGTCTTGTTTGCTTTGACGGCTGATAATGACTTTGAAGATACCAAGTTTATCTTTGGGTCAGCAGAAGATTTGACAAAAATCCGTGATGCTAAGTTCCCTGAATTGGATAAAAAACGTATTCAATACGGCCGATATTATCCTGGAGCAAAGCTTGCACTGATTACGAAAACATCTCCTGATACCGTCCTTCACGAGCTGATCCATGCTCGATTGGCTGACACATTACGAGCTTATTATCTGGATCCGGATAAGGCCCCTGAACATGTAAAAGCCGCGGTAAAACGTCTCGAACGGATGATGAGCACTTTCACCAAAATGGACTTTTCTTTGGAAACTCCTAAGACCAGAGAAGCTGGTCAGCATGTCCAACGCATTCTTGCAGGGTTTTCTCAAGCAGATAAAGAAAGCCGGGTGCATGAGTTTGTTGCCTATATGCTGACCACCCAAGATGTGGCTGACATTGGCAAACGTACCAGAATTTACAGCCCATTGGTGAAACTGGCCAAACAGGTCATTTATGAAATTCAGAAGCTCCTGAAAATCAGTCACCTAGTCAAACCAGGTAACGACATGTTCTCCAACGTCTTGTTCAATATGCAGGTGGCAACAGCCATTGCCCCAGATGTTGAGATAGCTCTTACGGAAACGCAGACCAAACTGATCCTGAATCAATCTTTCGGGCATAATGCCTCTTTGGATACTCTGGAAGAAAAGTTTCTAAACAAGCTCCAGACATTCCTGGCTGCCAGAACAACCACAAGTCAGGCAACCAGTGCTACTCTATTGGCAAGATCTGAAGCTGCAGCAAACAACGCTGTGGCCAATGGGTTTACGATGGATCCTCGGGAGATCGAAGTCTTCAAAGCGATCCACGCAACTCTATTCAGTGGCATGGTTCTCGATCCTACGGCTCTGAAGAAAGCCCAGGAAATCCATGGGCATGCTGTAAAGACTCTGACCTTGAAGGATTTCCTAGCGGATCAAACCACAGCAAGTCACACCGAACGAGTATTGGCTAAAAAACAACATGAGTTGTTGGCAAGCGGTCAAGGGGCTCTGGTGGGTGCTGATGGTAAGTCAGACCTGCTGGCGACATTCTTTGCGCTCAGCCAGATCAATCCGGATATGCAGGCTGCCCTTCGTAAAATGGATTTACCCAAAGCTGTGAAAGATAAAACCGGGGGTGTTGATGCATGGCTCACAGGTGCAGCCAATACATCCATTAACCATTTGGTTAATCTATCCCTTTCTGGGAAGAATTTAGGCAAAACAGCAGAAAGCCAATTAGCTGGATTGGCCCATGTTCTGACCGAAGTAGAAACCAAGCGTCGTTGGATTGGAACTGAGCAACTTGGCAAAAAAGTAGATGCTGGCAACGCCTATGTGAAAGATAAAATCACCGTGGGCGCTGAAGCGGCTGTCAAAAAGTTAAATGAGGTCCATGACAAGATCAAAACCAAACCAGAAAATCTACTGAACAATTCTGCTGCCTTGGGAGTCACGGCCGCAAGACTGTTGGCCAGTGTTGGATCAGCTAAAGAACTCGAAGCACAGGGGCATGCTCTAACTGGTATATTAAATCTCACCGATGGATATGCCACAGTGCGTGAAACGCTGGCAGATCTCCGTGGCATTACCAAATCTACTTTGGAAAGCTCTCGTTTGATCAACCGAGCAAAGGGGGCAATTGATAAGGTGCGTCAGAATTTCCGGGAAGACATTCCTAAAATTCTGCGAGGAGCCTTCTCACGTAAATTGACCAAAGCAGAATGGGCCAATCTGTTTGATGGGGTTGCTCGTTCAGATATCCTGGCTCTGGGAAGATCAGATGCAACTGACTTGTTGAAAGACCCTTCCAGATTGGCTGCTGCCATCTCTCAAGAAGAAGCAACTATGTCCTCGTTAGCTGGATCCACAGTGGCGCCAAAATATAAAGCCAAAGCACAAGCCCTGGCTGATTACATGATCACCCGTGAAAACAAATCTAATCGTCTATTGAGAAATGCAGATGCAATTGCTGATCTGACTGTTCCAGGGACTGATCCTCTGACACTTCCAGCAGGCTTGGTAAAATCGATTGATAAACTGATCAGCTTGTACGCTTTTCAGAAAATTGACGAAGCCACTCGTACAGCCATAGCTGAGTTGATGGACAGTGAACCTGAAGGTATGAAACTGTTGATCGGATATCAGCATGCTTCCAAACTTATGGAAGCCCAGAGACTGGGGGCAGGGGTTAGATCTACTTCTGCGCATTACAATGGCTGGAAAGGGTATGTCCCTTCTGCAGTCCAATCCGATGCAGCAATCAGAATTGCTGATGACAGTGAGAATGCGGACTTGGTTCTTCGTGGATATGTCCGGGTAGGGGATTACGAAGGAGATCTAAATGAGTCTTACTCTGGTAGGAGAGGTTTGTATTTTACCAACGTATCCCAACGCAATCAGTTCCGTCAGGGCGTCGCTCAGACCGTCCACGGCACTTATCAGGGGGTAGACACCAAAACAGGCTTTACCCACTCTCACGAGGTATCTGGGGCTGTTGTAGGCCGAGATATGCTAAAAGCTAAGAGAAATATCGCTCGAAACTACAATGGACAGGATGCAGATAACCTCCCAGTTGGTGAGCATTTGATGCCAGTGTTCAACGAAAAAGGTGAGATTGTTGCCTATGAGCGGCCAATTTCTCCTGAACACACCAGCACACTGAAAGCCAGCAAAGACCTCGCTTTGATGCTGGGAGTCTGGTCTGGGCGAAACGTCGAAGAGTCTCTTTCCACAGATTTGAACAAAGATCTGGTTGAGGTATTGTTCGATGTGCATGCAAACCATGTAGGTGATCCACGCGAATTTGTGAATCTTGCGGACCCAGGCCTGAGAGATCCAGTGTTGAAGGACATCTGGAATACTCTTGGTTGGCAGATCAAAGATGACATCGAAGAGAAGTTTGGGAGACCAGATTACTTTCCAGTTCGTCGAGATATGGTAAATGATATGGTGGGTGTTCGATCTGCCAGTTTCACTGATCCATGGACCGGTGTTTCCAGGCTTAGTCCAAAAGTTCAAAAAGCTATCCGAGATGTGGCCACGATCACTATGGGCAAAAACGCTTATAAATATTCATCAATAGCATACGCCGGGATCACCGAATATGTCAGCATTGCTAAGACCAATATCGTGGTTCGATCGGTTGTGGTGATCACTGGCAACGCTGTGTCCAACGTCCTGCATCTGGCAACCTGGGGAATTAACCCCCTTACAATTGCGAAGAAGTCGAAGGATAAATTCATTGAGCTGACAAACTATCAAAATAATCAGACTGAAATTACCAAGCTGAATGTCAGACTATCTGCTGAATTTGCTGATCCAGTTAAAGTGAAACGCTTGCGTGCTCAGATACAGTTGCTTGAAGATGCCAATAAGAATATGTCAATTTCCCCTCTGATTGACGCTTATGAATTCACCACGATTTCAGAAGGTTTGACAGAGGATGATTTGGCCATTCGGGAAGGACGTATGGTTGAGCGGTTTGAACGTCTGATGGATAAAGCACATATCCCCGAGGGGGTTCGGTCAGCTGGGAAGCAACTGGCTATCACCAAGGATACAGCCGTTTTCAAAGGCTTGAACCGGGCACTCCAATATGGGGATTTCCTGGCAAAAGGTGTTCTCTACGATCATCTGATCGAAAACAAGAATATGTCCAAACAGGCTGCCCTGGATATCATCGCAGAAGAGTTTGTGAATTATAACAAACAGGCTGGCCGAGGGCGTGAATTCCTGGAGTCAGTTGGTTTGCTCTGGTTCTATAACTACAAGCTGCGGATCACCAAGATCGCCATGAATACGTTACGGGATCGACCTCTGACAGCCTTGTTCTATCTTGGGGGGGTTGGGCCAATGTTTGACATCGATACAGTGGTTTCCTCTTCATTGCCTGGATCGGCAATATCGGGAAGTGCATCTTTCAGTGTCGGTGCAGAAATGGGTCTGAATGCTTGGACTTTGCATCCTCTGCACAATTTACTAAATTAGATCATAAAAATCATATGATTGGTTGCGGTGTGGTGTGATTTGAGGTACTAGGATCTATCGGTTAGTTGTTCTCCAGTTTTCCCAAAAGACTCAAAACACGATTGATAAAAATAACCTCCCTGATTGTTACCTCCCCCCCAGTGAAAACCGGGGGGGGTTTTTATTTGTTTCGGTTTGAATAGATCCACAATCCAAACAGCAATACTGCCAATAGAAGCGACAATTGGATTGCCAGGATAAAGGCAGTGTTGATGGCGCTGATAGCAATTGCAAACAGCAAAAGCATATATAGCGCCACCCCAATTGCTCTTGGCATTTAGGCTGACTTGCCGAAAATAGAAACTTTCGGTACGACAGCTTCAGCAGCAATTGGCTCTTCTTCCTGCTCTTCCGGACCATCCGGTTCTTCCGCCACTTCGATAGGCCCAGCATCATTGTCATTAGGTTCTGAAGTGACTTCTGCAACAGGTCGAGGCTTGGTGGTCGTGGCTGGTTTCTCAGCTTTGTTTTTGCCAATACCTTTGGGCTTGGACTTAACATTTGCTGGAACAATGTCCAAAGTTGCAGAGAAGCCATGCTCTCCACGGCCGGCTTTGAGATCAAAGACGATCGTTTGATCTTCTGCCACTGTGATCTGAGAGCGTACATAGCTCTCCAGAGCAGCGAGGATCTCGTCCTGATTTAGTGTGATTTGCATTGTGATTTTCCTTCCGGGAAAGTTAAATTAACCAGCTACCTGTAAGCTGGCATAGAGTGCGATAAGGGCCGCTTCAGCACGGCCATCATCCTTGACACGAACGAATTCACTTGCGTTATTTGGAAACCTTTGGCTCGCCAGACCCCGGCTTACGCCTTTGTCTGAACTGAGCCCAAAATGCTTTTTCCATTTGGTAGGTGTCACATATTCGATCGGTATTTTATGAGCTACGATTGCCATTTGAAGGGCGCCATATCCTTGTCCGAAACGGAACATGGCAGGAGCACCTTGGTTGGGTCTTGACGCCACATACTCCACCAATGCTTTTATTTTTACTCCAGCAGGAGGTGTCAGCATTGTGTGGAGAGCGTGCAAATTGAGCTCAGTACGGCCTTTGGGATTTTTCACCACTGGCATATCCATAATGGTCAGATCGCCAGTGGCAGGGTGGTACAAGGCCAATGCACCCGTAAATCCAGGGTCTGCCCCTAGAAAGTACATTTAACCGAAGAGTTTCTTGGCTGTGGATCCACCATTTGGGCTGCCACTTCCTGAAGCTCCGGCGCCATTGGATTGGGCACCTTTGGCACGATTGCGGTCTTTGCCATCATTCCGCTGTTTCCATGCAGCCAGGAATTCAGGCTCAGCAATCTCGTGACGGTATTCGTTCACGGTACGACCAGTTTCGCTATGGAAGACTTTGTTGATCGTATTGATGACACGGGTTTCCCCGGTTGCAACATACTGGCCAGAATCCGACTGCTTGGTTTTGTCCTGGATTTCCCGCAGAACACCCAGTTTGACGGTTTTACCAATCAATCCGGTCAGAACTTCCACAGCTTTGGGGATTTCTTTCCGAGCTTCGAAGTCATACAATTTGACCGTCTTCTCTTCAGTTGCCTGCTCAGCCAGCGAGTCTCCGGTGGCCAACAGGCACAGGTCATCGATCGTGGTGAAGCCAGGCAATGGCATTTTGGTGTTCTTGCCATCTTTGGAAAGATAGAAGTTTTCGCCTTTGCCATTGGTGATCCAAATGGTTTCACGCATTTCGCCACCATCGATCGTGCAATGCACGGTCACGCTTTGAGCGTTTGATTTGGTGGACTTGCCGGCATAGGCAAGAGTGATTTCGGCATCATATGCGGCCGTAGGTTTTGGATCAAAGGAGCCCCCGAGAGTATCGGCAGTTTCCTCCAATTTATCGGCAGTGAGTGTTGAGAAAATACCCATCTGGTATCCCTTCTATTTGGTTTGATTTGAGTTGGTTTGGTGTGATTAGGCGTAATAGGCCTTCAAGTGATCCAATAAAGCCTGTGCATTGTTATCGGTGAAGGTTTGCTGTTGTGTGAACATGCCCATGGGTGCACGGATACGTTCTCCAACAGTCTCTTTGGTTGGTTGGGTCTGGAACACATGCTTGTATCCCAGAAGATTGTCTTGCTCAGAAATATTCAAAAGATCTGATTTGTAGTTTTCGAGGGCTTTCAGAGTCAATTTCTTGGTGCTCACGACGGTAGAGAAGTAAGCCTCAAGCCCGTTATTCTGGAGAGCACCTTTGACCGGTACTTTTGTCTCCATCGACATGGTTGCCTCATTCAGATCGGAACGGGTGTGGGCAAGAAAAATGATAGATTTGCTTGAAGAGGCCACATTCTTCTGCATCATATTTTTGAAGAATTGTGCGTATTGTGCCCAGCCTCGCATGGTGTCTGCAGATCCAATGACATAGATCGATTCGAACATGTCCATCAGGAAAGTCAGAGTATCGATGACGATAGTATCGTAATCGGAGTTACCTTCGGCATGCTCAAGAGCTTCCGTAATCTGGTAAGGATCTGTGATTGTGTACGATTTGAAGTTGTTCTTGAATGGCAGGCGTTTACCGGCCTCACAATTCAAGTACATGACCTTTTCTTGATTACGGAGTCCAGCAAGCGCAGCTGATTTACCTGTGCCACTGGCTCCGGAAACGAGAACAAGTTGGTCGTTAATATCCTGCGACATGACGCATCCTTTGGTTTTTGAGGTGATTATTTCTGGGGCGAATACGACAGTAAACTCTGCAGAGAAAACCATCGTACCGCATCCCGCAACCCGAATTTGGAGAAAACGGTTACGGAGATCCTTGGATTTTCTTAGCAACTGTCACAAGAACTGTGCCGCGCAACTCTTCTGTGCTCAGACCATTAGGAAGCTTCTTGTTGAAGCCAATTACCCGGCTTTCCACGTCCACGTAGGACAAGCCCGAATCTACCAATGCGAGTGCGAACTTTATCATGCTGTTGTTGCGACTGCCACTTGCGAATTTTTGTGCAAACCAGCGTTCCAGATTATCCAGTGATTCCATGCTTATGATGGTTTTGCGATAATGCTCATTCTTGGACGTTTTGGGAACAAACGGTAAGACATCGATGAGATTGCCTCCCAGGTTGAACAGATATTTCCCATTTGGATTGGTCAACCATTTGCGAGAGCGTTGGTTGGCTTCTTCATCAGACTGGAATGGAAGCCACTCGGCAATCTGAGCCATGAAGTCTTTGTAATCATCCTGGTTCAATTTCAATCGATAATTGGTTGGCATGATCAATCTGAACCGCGGATCTGCATCAGTTGAGCGTTTGGTTGTGTAGAGCAGGAAGGTATATTCTTTCAGCAGCTTCTGCACTGTCTCAATACGAGTGCCCCCATCCACATCAATGACGACCATATTGAAGCCCTCGATGATGTTCTCTTCCAATCGGTAATCGTGGTGAAAATGATGGTTTGCCCAATGCAACCCAGTTTCCTGGGTAAGTAAAGGCAGGTCCGAAAATTTGACAGATTCCGGGCTGTAATGCTCTGCGAAATCATTTGAGTAAGAGAGCGTCAATTCATCCAGGGATGTTTCTTTCAGGGTCTCCCCTGAAAATAACTCAATCCCAAATTCATTGAAGCTCTGTTTGAGCATGATGTGGTGCTTATATCCCCAGGCTGTTGCCATTGTGAGGAGCTCATTCCGAGCAGCTGTACCGCTCTTATAGAAAGGCAGGGCGTCCAGCAGGTCAGCATGTGTAACCTCCGAGCCAACTGCAGCGATGTAACGAGCCAGCTTCATATAGGTCTTCTCACGGTTCAGGACCGATTTGAAAGCAACCCCCGACTCTTCCACCAATTTGATTGCAGCATGCAATTGGAACATGCTCAAAGTTGAGACCTCATCTATGAAGGCAAATGCGCCAGCCAATTTAAGGGCTTTGAAATACCGATGAGACATCTCTGCCTTCTGGATTTCAGCATGCTCTGGCATTGCTTCAGCCAGCTTCTCACAATCCATCCGATAAGCCAGAAGCTCTATCGCGACAGCATCTGGCACATCAATGAGCCAATCATGCTTTGAAATGTCAGCAAGGTTTGTGAATAAGGTAGCCCATTTAGTAGCTTTGGTTGAGTTGGTTGGATCCACCAATGCAGCATATTCTTCTGCAGGTGTCCGGCTACCAATATTCTGAATAGGATGACCCATTCCAAAGAAACAACGACGGGCATAGCCGGTTTCCAGAAAGTCGTAGAATTCCTGTTCTGTCTTAGATCCATTAAGCAATTTAGAGGGAGTCCCGAACAGCAGGGTATTTGCCGGGGTCTTCCCGTGAATTTCCTCTGTACGCTTATTGTCATTGGTGTTCTTTGTGATCTTGGCTTTGATCATCCCTTGGTCATATAGCTCCAGATAAGCATTCAGAGCCTCTGTTGATCCAACCAGGTTAGATCCGATTTCGTCGATCTGAAGATTGATGGATCCACAATTGGCCAGCAAGAGTTTCTGACGGATCTGTTTAATGGCGACATCTGAGCCTTTGTCAAAGACGAAAGGATAGGCGCCGGTTTGTTGGTACTCTTTATTCAATCCATCATATTCGTCGTCTTCCGTACTGTTGTTTCTGGCAGCCCGTTGATTGGCCAGTTTGCGTAAATTACATTCCGCCAAAACTGGTAGAGTATTTTCCACGAAATTGCTTCGGAAGCCTGACAGAATATCATTTTCCATGATGCTGACAGAGAAGCCTTTACCAGTCCCAGATGGAGAAAGTGCGACTGCAAATGCATTGACTGGAATTTCGCCTCTGTCTTGTGTGGAGAGCTTGGCTCGCATTGTGGACGCTACGACTGCAGCGAAATAAGCAACAATCACCCGGAAGAATGGTAAATCTTGATTGCGAGTGCGAGTGGCTAATAGGTTTGAAATTTCTGTGATGACCGGGTGGTGATCAACAGTTGTGAGATCAATCGAAGTCATAGCTGTCTTTCTGAGTACAGGAGTCAAAGGCTGCGCAGTAAAGGCAGGCCTTAACTTTTCCAGGAATGGTGAGGACCACGCCTTTACCTTTTTCGGCACAGAACGCATTAGCCTCATGAAGTGTCTTGAAATTCCGTGTGGATCGGCCGGCTGTTTTAGCTGGATCTCCGTAATATTTGAATGCTGGTTCACTGCGCCACAGCTCTTTGTCTGTACAAGGAGGCATATCTGCCTCTTTGAGCGTATGGGCTTTTTCAATGGAATCAAGTTTACGCATGATCCAATTGTCTGTTTCCGAAATGGAGAGCAGATCTACCCGATGTTCCTTCACACGTTGCTGCGGATATTTATCCGGTTGCTGACGGGCCTGCATCGAGGACCAATCTGTGAAAATGAACTGAATATTGATGTGATCTTCTGTGATTTTATCACGATGCAGCCACCTGTAGATGGATCCCTGCAGCTGATAATCCTCATCCTTATTGCCCATGATCCATGAATAAACGGAGGTGGATTTGAAATCCTGAAGAACACCACCAAGCACTAAATCGAATTTGCCCGAGATCACGTAGCCTTTGATTTCACGTTGAGCACGTTGTTCGACCCAGACAGGCAAAGTTTCGTCTGTCATCTCTTCGGGCTTGGGATTGATCCGAATGCGCTCGATGATGTGTTGAGGGTATCCAAGTTTCGCCAAGCATTTTTTGTAGGCGAATTTCCAGGTCTGCTCTATCCCGTCATGGATGCTGTG